CCTGATAACCTTCGACTGCCCAATTTAATATAGCTGTCATTTCCCCACGTAATTTAAATTTCAACTGCTTATCTACTTTTTCTTTGGGTATCTGTACAGTGAATGGAATAACTGCCATTCTTCTCCAAATACCATCATCTGTACCTCTTATAATTGGTTTGTGGTTTGTGGCCATCCATAATTTAAATTCTGGATAATAATCAAACTCATCACCATACAAAAATCTAGCTGTTACCTTATCGCCGCCGGTGATCTGTTTCACTAAACCTTCATCAAACCGCATGCCATCATTAGGCTCTGTGGTAGTAACCAATCTTGCACCTTGTAATCTAGCGATATCACTATTTGCATTACCAGACATATTTTTAACCATTAATGTCTGGGGTTGAATATTCGTTGTATAGTTTCCTAGCATTTCGGTAATAATATCTAAAAAGACGGATTTACCATTACGACCATTTCCGTAAAGAATAAACATCATTTGTTCTTCTGTTGATCCGGATAAGGAATATCCTACCGCTCGCTGCATATAATCTATTAAATGTTTGTTTCCGTCGAATATTTGATTAAGAAACTCCACCCATTGTGGACAATCAATTTTATCTGTATATTCGATGGAAGCTATTTTTGTAAAATATTTATCTTTATCATGGTCATTCAATTTACCTGTTTTAAGGTCAATGTAGCCGTTTTGAACGTTTAGAAGGTGTTTATCTTTATCAAACTCTTCTGATTGAATAGGGAGTAAATGCTGGCTTTCTTTCAACATGTTTGTCTTTCCATTACTCCCACGAGAATATTTAATATGTTTTTGCAAGAATTTCTTCGCATCTTCTTCCGTTGTATCATCTGTTACATAAACAGGTTCTTTTTTCATCTTTACCAAGATTTCATCAACTAAAGATTTAACCTTCCCACCTTGATCTAATTCCCACGTCTTACCGTTATAGTAATACCAGTTTTTTCGAGTGTAGCTATACCTTACAATTTCACCGTATGTATCCGTAAATCGTGCTGCGTTTCCGGTATCGTCGTAAGAATAGAATTTCCTTTCGATTTCCTTCGTGCTATCTTCCAATACATATAAATTAAAATCATCATCGTTTGGTTGCGGATTAAATACGTTCGTACAGTCATTTATAGCTTTAGTTAGTGTCATATAGCTGTAAGTGTATTCTCCACGCTTCTCATCCCATTTCTCGCGGTAGAGAGAGGATTGTCTAAAGATTGAGTCCATTTTGTGATAATCACGGTTTGTCCAAAATGCTAAATCATTACAGAATGCCATATCTGCTTCGGACCAGGAGTTATAAAATTGTTCCCATCCGCCATTAAGGAATAATTTAAACCGCAAACCATTTTTACTGTTTTCTGCTATTCTGATAATCTCTGAATCCGATAAATTATTACCCTGTGTATCAATAAGATTAGTAGGTTTAATAGGTTCATTACTGGCAATATATTTACTGTGGAGGTAGTTAATTTTTCCATAATCCGAATCGTCCACAATATGGTTGTAACCGCCAATTGCATTTCCGGTCATGGTAAAGAACCTACCACTCGAATACATTTCTATATTGCCTTTTCTACTACCGTTTTTAGGTAATTTACCTTTTGCAATAATATGAATACCGTTACCGCTTGGTGATATTTCTGCATAACTTCCCATTAAATCAACAAATTCTGAAACAATATTATCGTCATGATCATCATTTAAATAACGTTTAATTTCTAATCCTACATCATCTAGGTCAATTCCGAAGTATGGAGTCTTGAAATAAAAACCTAATCCATCTAAATTAAATTTATTAACGGATGAAAGAGCAGTCTCAAAATCAGACCACGTACTTTCATCGTTTGATTTACCTAAATTACCCGTATTTGCATCGATGGGGATTTTAGTTGTTTTACCATTACGTGTTTGTAATTTAAATCCACACCATTGATGAAGTTCTTTTAATTCAATTGGTATTTTGCTGTACAATTATTATCACCGCCTTTTCTAAGGTGTTATTGGGAGAGAGTAGCCATGCTACCCTCTATTTAAAATGGTAGGTCATCATCATTAATATCTACTGGCCCGCCATTATCAAACGGATTGTTATTCGTTTGATTATTATTATCATTACTTTGTTTAAACTGATGCTGCACACTCGGAAACTTTGTTTCTTTCCACTGTTTTACATTTAAATTTTCATACGTTTTACCGTTATATTCAGATGTTTCATTTTCTACATAAACCTGTACCGGTTTTCCTCTATAATCACTAAGCAATTCCTCAAAACTGTTATACACTTTACCGGACTGTAATCCTGCTGCCTTTCCGATCGTATTAAACATGGTCATGTTATAAGTACCAGTAGCTTTTGCTTTCCAAACACGATGCCAAATTTTTTGATTTTTGAACGGTTGATCTAAGTCATTTCTGATTGTCATTTGGAAATTAGTAAACTCCGAACCGCTTCGAGATGCATCTTCTGAAGCATGGTCAATAACAACTTCATAAACTCCATTTTCAATTTTTTGATAACCTTCAAATGTGTTGTTAAAATCTAAGCTAAATCCTGCCATTTATAATCATCCTTTTCATTTAATATTTTTATTTAACTAGACCTCTTGCTTTTGCTTGAAACCAGGCCCAGCCGTTTTTGTAGCCCATATTTCTTCCATATGCTTGTAATTCTGCCAGGCTTGTACACTCATCCGGACTTCTAAAATCCAGAACAATCTTTTCTGCTTCTTCTTTCTTCTTGCGTTTAATTTCTTCCAGTTCAATTTCCTTAATGTTTTTTAATTCTTCTTTCACTAACTCCACCACATGACCACAATGCGGACAAATGTTGGTACCTGCTTTAAAAACCCCAAAACAGTTTTCGCATTGTTTTACTTTTAATGTTCCATCTTCTTGGAACCGTTTAGGTTTTTCATACTTACTATCCAAACTCCAATTCCTGTCATCATCCGGCAAGCCATGTCTTTCATAGTTATTAACGTGATCTAATATAATTGCTGTTTTACCTTTCTTATACCTCAACGCCCTACAAGCTTGTTGTATGTACAATGCTGTAGAATCTGTAGGCCTTAGTAAGATGCAACAATCTACATCTGGACAATCAAATCCAACTGATATTAGGTCCACATTACAAAGAATAGTTATTTTACCTTCTCGGAAATCTTTAATTATTTGTTCTCTTTCTTTTGTTGGAGTATTTCCATCAAAGTGAACCGCATTAACACCATGTTTTTTAAATTGCTCTGCCATTAATTCACTATGTTTAATGGATGAGCAATAACATATAGATTGTTTGCCATCTGCATATTTCTTGTAGTGTTTTATCACGTCCCCAAATACCGCTTTTGTTGTTAGTAATTCAGTAGCTTTTTTAGTATCAAAGTCACCACGTATTTTTTTAAGGCTTGTCATATCCGCAACATTAGGCGCATAGTATTTATAGGGAGATAGGAAGTTTCTATTGATTAGATTTTTAATACTTTCCCCTTCCACTAGGTCGTCATATATATCTCCTAATGGTTTGTTATCTAACCTCGTAGGAGTTGCGGTCAACCCAGCTAATTTAGCATTAGGGAATGCATCGATAATTTTCCTCCATGTTTTAGCTGCAGAGAAGTGACATTCATCAAATATAATGAAATCTGGCTTCGGATATTTTGATAGATTCCTAGAAACTGTACCAACCATAGCAATGTGGATGTTTTTTCTTTCTATACCAAACCTATCGAAAGTATCTATGGTTTGTTGTAATAGCTCACGCCTATGAACCAAAAACCACACCGTATTACCTTTTTCCTGCGATTGTTGAGCCATATAAGCAAATACAACTGTTTTGCCCCCACCGCAACCTAAAACTATGCAAGGTGCCTTGCTTCCGTTTAGATAAGACTGGCGAACATTATCAACTAAAACTTGCTGATAATCCCTCAATTGAATTGCTGTCAATCTGTATCACCAACCTCACTCTCAAAACCAATTTTGAATATATCTTCTTGTAAACAAAATTCTCTCTGATCTAGTTGATTTTTAGAAAACACACTATTACTTGGGGATAAAATGAATCCTCGTGTTTTTGTTCTTTGATTAATCGCTAATTTCCCAACAACTTGGCATAATCCCATGAAATTATTTAATATCGTTTTTCTGATATCTGGGAAAGAGCGATTAAACGTTTGTCCTGCTTCGGTTATAAATTCATCTGTAGTTTCCCAAGCTAGATAAACAATTCTTTTTCCAAGTGATTGAATATATCTCATACTGTCAATGATGAAAAAATCTATTTGTTGATAATGGCGCATTTCTGGTACTCTATTATTTTTTCCCTCTCTCCCTAAATTTCCGAGCATAGAGCGAAACAATTCGGATACATTATCAAATACGATATTTTCATATTTAGATAAATCACTTTTAGCAAACCACTTAATTAGCAAGTTCCATTCTTCCCAAGCATTGTGGGTATTAAAATCCATAATATCGATATTCTCATTACCTTTTAATGGATACTGTGTTTTATCGATCGCAACATATAATGTTTTTCCAGTAAGGAAATTAATCGTGTGCGTTTTTCCTGTCCCTGGTGGTGCGTAAAGTAAATAAGTTGCTCTATCTTCCGTTATTTCAGCAGCGTTAGTAATATTCAATCTGACACCTCCACACTGAATTTATCTCCGCGATGCTCAACACTCACTCCGTCAACAAACACTCCAGTTTCCGGATCTATTAATTTATCATCATGAATAACAAAAGATTTCTTGATTGCTGTTTTATCAATGTTTTCCTTAGTTTTAATCAGATCGAACCTACCAGTATTTTTAAGTGATTTAATTAAAGTTTCTTCATCATAATTAAATTTAGGTTGTTGCTTTCTAAATTTAATAGCACCATTCGGAAGTTTCATAGACTTAAATTTAGGGTTTTCTTCACGTTTCTTTAATGCGTATTCAGCTAGTAACCCTTGGAAGTAATCTATATCACGTTGTGCTTTTTCATTTTCTGAATCTGCCCATGTATTTATTTTTTCTATTTCAGCTTCCGCAAGTGAATTGGTTTCCTTTTGTTGATCCTGGAGTTGTTTGATTTTACGTAGTGCCCAATTAGCGCTCGAATCATCAGTTACCTTAAAAGTTTCATTAGTTACTTGTTCTTGGTTATCTAAAAACTCATGTAAATTCATTTGTTTACCTCCTATAAAAAATCACCTTGTCTATGTCCAGCTAACCTCATATCCCTTTCATAACTTGTTAGATTGCTAGTATGTTTTTCTGCTTCTTCTAACCATTCATTTGTTTCATTCAATAAATCCTCTGAAAAACAATCATAAACATCATGTAGATCAACAAGACTTCCACGTAATGCGATATGAGTGGCAACCATTCCGAACGCTTCGTATACGTTATTTCCTTGAGTACGTTTTTCTTTGTATTCTTTTATGAATTGGTTCAATCCGATTCACTTCCCAATTCTTCTAATTCTTCTAATCTGTCTGCATCAACAAGAACTTGTTCACCCAAATCAACAACTAGATATACTTCTTTAGCCGAGTTATTTTCGCCGATTTCCAAACTGTGCCAGTTTGTATCGTTATTAGTTATTGTTTCGATTTCTACTTCAAAATCCATATCGTAATCAAGTAAATGTATTATCAACTCTCTAACAGTCATTTCATTTCCTCCTAAAAAGTGGTACAATAACCACAAGTACATATTTTCTAAGTAGTTAGTTGCCGCTAACTGCTTTTTTTACTTCGCCCACCTCCCTTCATGCTTCTGAATAAATTCCAACACTTCTTCTTTGGTTAGACCTTGTTCTAAAGCTTCTTTAACTAAATGGATCCACTGTGACATGGTTTCACCTCCTTGGTTTAGTTGGAATGTGGATTAAATATAAATTAAAGCGGGATCTTTATCTCCTTCAAACCG